TAATTGCTATATATCATATATATTTATTATACAATCAATGTAGAATTTTGTCAACAAAATATATAACTAAAATAAAAAATATTTATTCAATACTAACCTTTTGAATACTATCTTGTTTAAATACCTTTATTTCTTTTGAATTATTAATTGACACGACAAACATCTTTTCTGTTTCCTGACATATATCGAATACATTAATATAATCAACTACAATACCATAAATACTGGAATTTTTGATTTTAACAAAATCGCCAACTTCAAACATTGATTAGTCCTCCTCATTTAGTAATTTCTCGACTTCACGAGCTACCTTGCCGTCAAATTTATCTCTGACGGTTTCTACCGCTCGGCTGTCTGCATTAGTAAACCAGTAGCCGCCGGTTTTGTTTAGTCGAACTTTGATGACACTGTTAACGTTTTGCTGATAAACCCCTAGTTGCCGAGCAGCCTCCATCTGTGATGTAAAACGTAGGACTTCTAATGTAGTTAGATTAATCGCAATTATAGGCATTCTTCCAAGACCGCAATTAGCACCATATCCAAATTTATCACGATAATTATAGTTGTATTCACGTGAACACCATTCAAGATTCGATACATGATTATTGGTATGGTCGCAGTCGATATGGTTGACCTGTTCTAATCCGTCAGGATTTTGTAAAAAACAACTTGCAATAACACGATGAACAAGTAGGTGGATTAATTTTCCGTTCACGCTAACCACCACAGATATATAGCCATTTTTATTGCTGTGTTGTGGCAAAAGACGTCCTTTGCATAATCGCTTGCTGTTTCCTTGTTTCACATAATGGTCAAGCGTCCTTATATTTCCTAAATTACTACCTTGAATAAAGTAGATTTCGGGATAAGTTTTCCAAACTTCAATATCATTCATTTAAATTCCTCCTTATTAATACTTACTATGGTTTAATTATAACATAATATACAGTCTTTGCCAACCATTTTTGTAATATCATAATTAATAATATTGGTACAAAATACGTTCCTGTCTATTATTGTACACTACACTGTCGCTTAAAAACCGCTCATATCCGGCGAATATCAACTAAACTTACCTAGCTGACGAACTGGTCTGTTTCTCAACGGGTTGGATTCAACGGGACGTCTTGATTATATTAATAACACCTTAGTTTAGCTTAGCCGTGACACAATCAACTGTGCCACAACCACAAAAACCAAAAACCAATTAATATTTTGATTACTGTTGTTTGATTTGTTTGATTAAGATTTTAAGTTACCGAAAGTTTGAACCACCACAGTTTGTGAATGTTGTGCTTGAGCGGCAATAGTCTTTGCCTTAGTCAGTAAAAAAGTATAGACTAATACACTGGCTAAGGGAACAAAGACTAATACGTTAGTTCGCGAACGCCGCGTCTCACGTATAATAGGGAAATTGTCTCTAGCTAGTATTTCAACTAGCCAACTAACTTTCTACTTCTATGCCGTCCGTCCAAGAAGTTTAGTTTTCACACGTCTGTTAGTCTGTCTATCGGATTGAGTTAAGTGCTGGTGCCGATTAGTAGGAAGCTACGTAGAAATCGTATCTACCAGAGCCTATTTGCGTACAAGCCAGCCGAACCTCGGCCCTTTTCCACTCCATCTTCCGCTTGCTGATATTTTGTCAGTTTAGCGTTCATCTTAGTGATTAGTAGCTTTTGGAGTTTTTGCTACTTTACTCGACTGACGTTACTTCAATTTCCCTAAAGCCACGCCAGCACATACCTATTTGGTTTCACAGTAGGTTGTCTGCGTTGAATCTATGTTGCTTATTCAGTTTTCATTTATTCGTAACTCTATTATAACACGTATGTTTATAACATCAAGTGTTTTTAATACAAAAAAGAACACCTTTGAGTAGGTGCTCTTTACACGGAATTCTACTGTCTTATGCTGATTGTGTTTCTATGTCTTTCATTAGCTCCTCAACCTTATCAGCCATGGAATCACCAAACTTGGCTCTAACGACCTCTACGGCGTTCCTATCGGCTTTTGTGAACCAATAACCACTGGCTTGGCTACGTTTATTTTTAAGAACTTTGTTAATATTACCGCCACTAATCCCAAGTGATTTGGCGGCCTCTCTTTGTGACTTAAACCGTAGAATTTCTGACGCATTCAAGTCAATCGCAATTACGTGGTAACCTTGCGGTTTTCTAGCCACAAGGTTATGCAATTCGCTCTTAGATATTTTAGTATCACGATTGCCGTCTTCTGTAAACCAGTAGCCGTGGAGCGTCTTGCGTTTGCCTTTGATAACGTTGTTGATATTTCCTACTCCAACTCCTAAAGCACGGCTTGCTTCTATCTGTGACTTAAATTTTAATACTTCCAGTGTTTCCAAGTTGACCGCATATGTGAAGTGGCCTTGCGATTCTGCGGCTGATACCCCGTATTTTTCACGGTACCGACTGTTATACGAAATGGTACACCATTCAAGATTGTCAACATTATTATTAGTTCTATCGCAATCCTTATGATTAACTTGCGGTAAGTTGTTGGGGTTAGGTAAGAATGCCTCTGCCACGAGACGATGAACCAGTCTGCCAACTAGTTTCCCGTTTTTTCTGAAATATACAACCATATAACCACTATTAATGAGGCGTTGTTTTAAAATATGTCCTTTAGCGAGACGTTTTCCGTTTCCTTTGGTTGGTACCCACCTATCTAACGTCCTAACAACGCTATCTGAATTAACTACTACGTACCAAGCCTCTGAAATTGGCTTCCATACTTTATTTTTAGTTTTGTTCATACAAATTCCTCCTATATAATATAATATTATACCACAATAAAGTAATTTTATCAATTTCCTTCCTTATTAAACTATTTTTTATTATTTACGTTGACTTACATAAAAATATGCGTTATACTTATTTAAGTAAAAGGAGGATTAAGTAATGAAAAGACAAATTGTTATGAGCGAAAATGAGTATGAAGTTTTAGAAAATGATTCAAACCGTTTGGAATATCTGCTAAGCTTATTTAAGTTTGAAGACAAGACCCTAATTCTGAGCAAAGACGAAATTTTATCTCTAATATTGTCTAAGAAGCTAGTCGATGATGGTTATAAACAGGTTGAGCCCGTTTATGGAAGTGGAAAATTAATTCTTTTACAGGGGACTAACAGTAATGGACAAACAAAAGAAATGGAGTTGAGTAACTTTGACATCAAAATCAAATAACGAAAGTGTAATTCCTACACATTATCAGCAAGATGGTAAAGACTTATTGTCTCACTTAGAGCACATTATGTCAGAAGAAGAAATGCGAGGAGCATATCGTTTTAACATTATGAAATATGCAACACGAGCTGGTCGCAAAGATGATATTACTTTAGAGATTGACAAGATTATTCAATATGCAAAACGATGGAAACAATTTGAGCAATCAATAAAAAAATCATCTCATCACCATGAAGAAAAAATGCGGACTAAAAAAGATTGCAGTGATTTAAAACCAGTCCTTAATTTTATGGCGAGATATTATGATGGTAAAGAGATTCTGTCGTATATCCATTGTAATTTACAAGATGATGATACATGCCAACTAATGTTAGATGGTGTTCCAGCATGGATTGATGAATCTGCGTTTATCGTTCCTAGCGATGAAGTAGTGACCTATTCAAAAGAACAAATAACAACATTCTTCAAGCAATGCCAAAAAGATGAGTTCATTGGTTTGAAAATTATAGTTAAAAATCAGAAAGGGCAGGAAAAATAATATTGTTAATTAATATCATGGCCGCATTTGGGGCCGGAAAAAGCACATTAGTAGAGATTTTAAGTAAGGACTTAGAAGCAACGAAGTATTTAGAAGACCCGTATGCTATTCCAATTTTGAAAGATTATTACTCTGGTGGCAAAGAAACACGTAAGAAGTTCGGATTTCCGTTACAAATTGCGTGGCTAGATGAACGTTTCTCGCAATTAAGAGAAGCTATTGTACAAAAGCGTGCTGTTATGGACTCTAATTTGGTCGCAGATTCGATTGTTTATAAAGCTATCCATGACCGAGGCGAAACAACAGACCAAGAATACTATTTATATCTAAAATTATTGCGTCACATGTTAGATTCTGTTAGTGCAGAACCAAAAGGACACTACCCAGATTTATATGTGTTCTTGGACATTTCGCCGGAGAATGAAGTTAAGAATATCTTGGAACGTAACCGTGAGATGGAAACAGCAGACCCTGCACTGATTG